AGAAGATTCCACTTATCGGAGCATTACTTGACTTTGCTCTAAATGTTTTTGTATTTAAAGAACCCATAGGAAAGGCAGCATTTAAAGCAATTGGTGCTGGTTTAGGATTATGGTTGGGTGGTCTTATTGGAACATTAATACCAATTCCTTTTGTTGGAACTGCTCTTGGTGGTTGGCTTGGAGGTACTGCTGGTGATATGTTAGGTGGTGCCATATATGATATGATTTTTGGTAAAAAACCTAAGGGTAAAGGAGGTGAGAAGGATGCAGAGATTGACGGTGTTGTTAGTGAATATACTAATGTTGCTGATCAAGCATCTCAAATGGATTTTAGTGGAAGTGTCAAATCTACAGATTTAACACCTCCTGACGAAGGTGACATGACCACGGTTATGGATCCAGTGACACTTGGTGATAGAGCTGATGCTTCAGGTGGTGGTAATGTGAGTGGAGATTCTAGTGTTATGGTTGATTCTGAAGATTTTTCTAATACTTATACTTCATTTACAAAAGAGACGGTGGGGATAACTGATTAATGGATATATCACAAACTAAACAACTAAAGATTAGTGTTACAAATATCAAGAGTGTTTTGATTGAACGAAGTAAAACTGTAGAAAAATTAAAACTTAGAAAGGCAGTCTTACAGCGTCGTCAAGTATTACAGGCAGAAAGAGCAGCTGCTGAGAAGAGTGTCGAATCTAAAGGTAAGACAGGGCCCATGAGATCTGTACTTGGAAATTTAAAGGGTATGGTGATGCCTATTGGAAGTAGAATAATGAATTTTTTTGGATCTCTTGTGATGGGGTGGATCGTGACTAAATTGCCAACAATCATAAAAACTTTAAAGAGTGCTTGGGATATTGCAAAACCAATTTTATCGTTTACTTGGGAAGCAATTAAAAAAGCCTTTGGACTTATTTTTTGGTTTTTAAAACCACTACTTAAAGTCTTTGGTATTAATAAGGATGATAAAGTTAAAAAGAAGGTTGGTGGTAAAGAGCAAGAATTTACTGAAGCAAAGGTAGAGGGTGATGAAATGGTTATAAATCAAACAGAAGAAGAGACTGTTGATTTAGAAGAACCTGATAGTGATACTGCAGAAATTTCTAGTCCAGAAACTGATGCTCCAGATCTTGAACCTAAAGATGCATCAGATACAGGTGGATCTAATAGTTCTGCTGCATCGTCTTCACCTCTTTCGGGAGTGACTGCTAAAGGTCTAGTAAATGGTGATACAGGTGGTGGTAGTGAAAAGAAGAAAAGGAAACTCCCTCTACAATCTGCTAGTACTGCAATAAGTAAAATTAAAAAGGTTTCTGCAAACTTAAAGGGTAATGGTAACAAGAAAAATGTCAAAACTGTCATTATTCCTGTAGAAGTTTCTAAGTCTACAAATAGTAGTACAGGATCTTCTGTTCAGGTATTAGAAACTCCTCCTCCAGTAATGTCTGGAAATAATTCAGAAAATCAGAGGTTACCATAATGTCAGTACAAGGATCAATATATGAGGTCTTTAAGATAAGATCTGCAGATGGTAAAAATGAAGTAGATATTTACTCGGCACAATTTAGAGTCGGAAACATTTATTATTATGAAAATATATTATCACCCTTTGTAACTGGTGTGGTTACTATTATATCAACATCAGGTGCTGCTGAATCACAAGAAGATACTCAAGGTAGATTGGGTTCTTTACATACTGCACTTCCTCTTGAGGCTGGTTGTGAAGTTTTTCTTAAAATTAAGGATGATATAGGAAAGGGTTTAGATTTTTCATCTAAAAGAAATACTTATAAGAGATTATATGTCAATGAAGTTCAGGTAATAGATAAGAAATCTAATTCTGAAATAATTCAATTAAGATTGATATCAAAAATTGGATGGAGGAATAATACTGAAAGGATTACTAAACATTTCAGGGGAAAGATTTCAGGATCTATTAAAAAAATTCTAAGATCAAATTTGGGACTTCCTCGGAATAGAATTAAGGTTGATGACTCTAGTAATTCTTATTCCTTTATGGGAATGACTAAAAGACCATTTGATTTGATTGCTATGTTGGCAAAACAAACCATACCTAAAAATACGGCAAATCCTGGTTATTTTGCATTTGAGACTAAGAGTGGTTTTAATTATGTTTCTGCAGATAGTATTATTAATGCAGAACCATATAAGGAAACATATTTTTATAATGGTAAGGTTCAGGCATCTCAACAAACAAAAGATAATAAGAATAATTATAAAATAAATTCATTAAGTGTGAAGAAAGATCAAAATCTCACAAAACAGATTAGATCTGGTGTATATGCGAATAAGACTATCTTTTTTAATCCAGCATCTTATCAATTCACTGAAATAGATATTACTGTATCAGATGATAAACTATTTAAAAATCCTAAGTTTTCTACTTTAGGAAAACAACCAAATGTTCCAAGTATATTGACTGATAATTTTAAGGTTGGTAAGAAATTCCATAGAGTCCAGACTGCAATATTAAATATTGGTGGTGAGAAAGAGAATATTAATCCAAATAATAGTCCTGAATTTTATTATGCTGCAGGAACTACCAGATATAATTTATTATTCTCTCAATCCCATTCCATAACAATTCCATGTAATACTGATTTGGAAGCAGGAACTGTTATACGTCTTGAGATTGAGGATATAACTGAGAAGAAGATTCAAGGCCCTGATCAAAAGGCAAGTGGTAACTATATAATTCAATCTCTTTGTCATTATTTTGAGGCAGAGAAATCTGTTACTTCATTGACGTTAATTCGTGATTCTTATGGTTTACATTTTTCTAAGAATACCTAATGGCTAATACTGATCTAGACTTTTATGGATTAAATACTCATCGTTGGATTGGTATAGTCTTACCATATAAGTCTCAAAAAAATCAAATTGACGGTGATGCTGGATTTGGCTATAGATATAGAGTTGCTATCATGGGATATCATCCTTTAGATAGTTCGATAAAGGATAAGGAAATTGTTTTTGCCCTAGTTGTTTTGGGTGTTACTGATGGAACTGGTGCTGGAAATCGGCTAAGAACGCCAAGAATTTCTCAGGGTGATGTTGTTATGGGAATATTTTTGGATGGTGATAATAGACAAAATCCAGTGATTACTGGTGTATTGGGTAGAACTGAAGGTGTTAAATACGGAAAAGGTAGATTTGATCCAAAAACTGGATTTGTTGGGACAACAGAACCTTCTGAATTATTGGGTAGGCAAGAAAGTTCTGAAGCTCATGGTCCCTGTACTCCTAAAGCTACTTCATCTTCAAAAACTAAAAATAAACCTAATATTGGGGGTTTATTAAAGAGTGGATTACCTGAATTGCCATCCGTAGGTGCCATTCCCACACCAACAGGAAATATATCATCTTTGGCAAGTGATCAACTTGGTGATTTTGCAAAAACTGCTGCGACGAGTGCTGCTACTGCATATGCAGGGCCTATTGGTGGTGCAGTTGCGTCATCATTTTTTGGATAAGAGTTTAATTGCCATAATAAATAATATATAAGAAAATATAATTATATGAGTACTCCAGCCCCACAAATACTAGATTCTCTTACAAAAAACGCTGTTAGTGAATTAATAAAGGCAGATCCACGTAGTGAAAAATTGCAGGATGTTATATCTCAATATAAAGATAAATATGCTGATGATTTTAAAAATATAAATCCTATTCCTCTTGATGAACTTTCTCCAGCAGAGCAAGAAAAAAGAAATAAATTTATAAGATCAGCAAAAGATTGTACTAAAATAGCATCAGATTCTGCTACGACTGGAAAAATAATCATTCCACCTAATCCATGTAGAGATACTAGTTTTGATAAGATGGAAGCTCAGATGACTAATTTCTTTAATAAGATTCAAGGGCCTGGATCTACGGGATTGGACATGACAAGTGAAATTAGAGATTCTGCACAGATAATGAGTCGTTCTATGAATACTTTTGTTAATAAAGTAACTGGATCATTAAATGATAAGTTATCAAAATCTATTGGTGATGGAATGGCTGCATTTAAGTCAATGGAATTTTCTAAAGTAAATCCCTCATATCCAATGCCAGCAGCACTTAAAGTTGTCATTGCCAATCAACTTAGTCTTGCTCCTAAGGTGATGGGAATACTTGATAAAGTTTTTTGTGTTGGATCCAAAATTCAGGATGCAATGGTTGATAGTATGACAGATTTACTGACAGCAGCAGTTAAGAATACAACTAATGTTCCTGCATGTGCTGTACAGGAAATGATTGGTGCTATTAATAATACTATTATGAATGATATGGATGATGCTATAACACCTTTACTTGGGCCTCTTACGAATGTTTTAGGGCCTGTAGGATTTGAGTTTGATATCAAAGGTGTATTAGGTGGTGGTATTGATATTTTAAAAAAAGCAGATGCTTTTAGTTCTTGTGAGGATAGACCAAGTTGTCCTTCTAGTAGTAAGTATATAATTGGTAAAGGATCTAGAAAAGGTGCCAATGCTGCAAGTACTGCATCAAATTTTGCTAAGATGGCAAGTTCATCTTCACTTGTTAATAAGGCAACAAATGCTGCTAATGCATTTGAGAAAAAGTATGGTTCATGGAATCTCTTTGGAAGTCCTTTAGCAGAATCTGTTAGTGCAAATCCTTGTTATACTGGCAATCCTACTAATTGTGGTGGTCCTACAATAGAAATTTTTGGTGGAGGTGGATCTGGTGGTGCAGGTCAAGCTATTCTTGGGAATTTTATTGATAAATTAGATACAGAAGATATATTTGCTGCAGTAAAAAGAACTGCTAGTATTGCAGGTGTAGAAATCACAGATCGTGGTAGTGGATATACTAGTGATCCAATGATGGTATTTGATGATGAATGTAATCAAGGTTATGGTGCATATGGTAAAGCACATGTGGATAAGAATCCAAAATCTCCTACTTATGGTCAAATTATAACTATTACTATAATCTCTCCAGGTACAAATTATCCTGCACAGGATGAAGAAGTTCCTTTGTTTATTGAAAAGATTGTTATTGTGAATCCTGGAACTGGATATAAAGATACTGATACTTTAGATGATTTTGAAATTTGTGGTGTAGATTCTAATGGTGGTATTACATGTATTGATCAAATAAATCAAATTGCATATAGTTCTTTACCTGAACTAAATATTAATAGTGAAACGGGAGTAGGTGCTATTTTGAGACCTGTAATGTCTAAGACCAGACCACAAGGTGAAGTTATTCAAGTTATTGATTGTATAGGTAGGTAATATGTCAGGACCACAAGATTCAAGAATATTAGATATATTTGGACCTAAGTTTTATCTTGAGACAGGAAATCTTCAAGATAGTGATTTTGGCCCAGAAGCTTTTGCTATAAAGGGTATTAATAAGCAAGGTGCTAATTTTACTTTAGCTCATCATGAAACAAATTATACCAGATTTGATACTGCTGGAGATTTATTGATTCAGGGTGGTCAATTGGGAAGTAATGATACGCCTGGTGTCAAGATGATTTCACATACTGGAAATCTTGAACTTGATTCTACACAAGCTAGTATTACTTTGGGAGCATCTGATACTATTACATTAGAAGCAGATAAAATAGTTCTTAAAGCTAGTTCTATCCAAATTGGTGATAGAGCAAAACATGGAACTAAATCAATTACTCTAAGTGCGACTAAGATACAAGTTGATGGTTCTGATGGAAATTTACCAATACATTTAAAATTAAGTTGGGGTGCTGTAATTAGTTCTATTGCTGGTAATCTTGTAGATATGGATTCAAAAAAAGCCCTTAGTGGTGGTGCTACTGGAGGATTGGTGTAATGACTCAGAATGCTGATTTTAATCAAATAGGTAATTCAGTATTTGAGAATGTTTATATCTATGGTGATTTATTCTACGAATTTGATACTCATACTTTTGAGAATATTACTATAAACAATGATTTATCTGTAGGTGGAACATCATTTTTTAATGGTGAAGCTACATTTGCAGATGATGTTAATATCTATGGTAATTTATCTGTAGATTTTTTAACGGTACCAAAAAGATTTCGGATTGGACTTGGTGGAACTGCATTAAATGCAGATTTGGAAAAGTATGGTGGTAATATTGGAATAGCAAATACAATTCCTTATGAAAGACTTCACATTAATACTTCTGACTCTTCTTTCTTAGTTAGTGCTGGTGGTACTGTTGGAATTGGAACAACAGATATATTTGGAGCTTGGACTGTTGATAATGCTGAATTTAATGAAACCAATCAAGGGCCATTAAAACTTGAGGTTGATGGTAGTGCTCATATTGCTAGAAATATTTACGACTCTGCTGGTTCTCCTGGTCTTGAAGGTTATTGGTTAAAGAGGGATGGTACTGGTATTAGATGGCAAGCAACACCCCCTAGTCTTACTCAGGATGGTATTAAACTTTTAGACGAAAAAAATTATATTCCACTTGCTGGTCTTGCTCAGACCTTTACTGAATTAAATTTCATGCAAAGGAACAGCTTGGGTAAAGGAGTTGATACTCTTGTTCCTACTCCTCAAAGTGATATATCACCTGGAACTGGTTTAGCAACAATATTTACCAGTGATTTGTGGGGAGTTGAGGGTGATTTTGTAGGACTGAATACTGGTATCTACAGAATGACCCATGTTGGTATTGGTACCACTTTACCTGCAACACAATTCCAAGTTGGTATAGGTGGTAGTGCTACTTTTTCAGTTACTGGATTAGGTTCGGTTGGTATTGGAACCACAGATCCTTTATTGGGATTGGATGTACATAAAGATTCTTATTTTAGACAGCATGTATCGGTAGCAGGAACATCATATTTTGTTAATACCACCAATGCAATTGATAGTACTGATGGAGCAATACGAATTAGTGGTGGTGTTGGAATTGCGAAGAGTGTATTTATTGCTGGTGAAACTAGAATAGAGAAAGATACTCAATCAGGTGGAGCGTCAGAGGGTGCACTTGTAATTACTGGTGGTACTGGTATTGGTAAAAATTTATATGTCGGTGGATTAGCTAGAGTTTTAGATGATGAAAGTTCTAGTAGTGCTAATACTGGTGCTCTGGTAGTCACTGGGGGTACTGGTATTGGTGAGAATTTATATGTCGGTGCATTAGCTAGAGTTTTAAGTAGTCAAACTTCTTCTACTACTTCATCAGGTGCTCTGGTAGTCACTGGTGGTGTCGGTATTGGAGAGAAATTAAATATTGAGGGTATTACCAAGGTACATAGTAGTCAAACTTCTACAGGTAGTGCTAATGGTGCTCTTATAGTCACTGGTGGTGTCGGTATTGGGGAGAAATTAAATGTTGCTGACATCACAAAAATAGAGAAAGATACTGATAGTAGTGCTTCAGATAGTGGTGCTCTTGTAGTCACTGGTGGTGTTGGTATTGGTAAAGATTTAACTGTAGGATCAGATTTAGTTGTAGATGAGACCTCTACATTTAAAGGAGATATTGAATTAGATGCTCAATTAATAGATTTAAATGGTGATACTGGTGTAAGTGCTGCTAAAACTGACTATAGATTAGCATCTGTTGGTACTGGTGTATCATGGAGACCTGCTGGTGTTGAGACAGAAAATGCTATTTGGGTTTCGGTAGATGGACTAGATTCTAATACTGGATTACTTGAGGGAGATGCAAAGAGAACAATAGGTGCTGCAGCTGCAATCGCACAGACAGGAGATACTATTATTGTTCGTTCAGGTGTTTATAAAGAAAATAATCCAATTGGTCTAAGGACAGAAGTTTCTGTCTCTGGTGAAGATTTAAGGTTGGTTACAGTTGTTCCTCTGAATCCTAGTAAAGATGTATTCCATGTGAGAGCAGGATGTTTAATACAAAATATGAACTTTGCTGGAGAAGCAAGTTGGACTAATCATCCTAATTGTGGAGCTGTTGCATTCCCTCCTACACCAGCTGGTATTGCTGCTGGTTATGATTATCTTGCATTGACTGGATATGCTCATACTGGACCAGCAAACCAAGGACCAGATAGATTGGATCCAACTAAGGGTGGAAGATATAGAAGTCCATATGTTAGAAATTGTACTAACTTTATGACTGGTAGTGTTGGTATGAAGATTAATGGTGATTATGTTAATGCTGCATTTACTGGTACTAATGATTTGGGTCAAGATTTAAAATCTATGGTCTGTGATTCATTTACTCAATATAACGAAACTGGTATAGGTGTTTCTCTTACAAATAATGCATATGCTCAGTTAGTTTCTATCTTTACCATTGGTTGTGATATTGCAATTTATGCTAATACAGGTGGACAATGTGATTTAACAAACTCTAACTCATCATTTGGTAATGTTGGGTTAAAGGCAGATGGTTATGGGGATGTTGAATTTACTGGTACAACATTTACATCAACCATAGCAGGTTCTGATGATTTTGTTGTTAATAATGTTGTAGATGTTCAGGATAATCCTAGAAAACCTTTTGATGGTCAGGGTTCATATTTCTTTATTAATATGGATGATTATAATGATACAACTGCTACTGGAATAGTTACTGGACCACTTCAGTTGGTTAGAGGTTTTACAATTACTGATGGAGGTGCTGGATATAATGAAGGAGCTCCACCAGTTGTTACTGTTGATGCACCTTTAGGTCCAGAAGCAATTCTTCCTGAATTTTCTGCTAATGTAAGTTCAGCAGGAACCATCACTTCTATTGATGTCATTGCCAGTGGTAGAAATTATTTACCTGATCAGAATCTTACGGTTAGTTTTTCTGGTGGTGGTGGAGCAACTGCTAATATTAATATGGATCCTATATTATATACAGTTGATAGTGCGACAGAACCAACTACTGCTGGATTAACTACAGTTACTTTTAATGAATTCGTTCCATATTCTGTGGGTGCTGGAGTCAGTATGGAATTTGTTAGATTGAGTCGTATCATCACCAGTTCACATTCTTTCGAATATGTCGGTGCAGGTACAGACATAAATAGAGCAAACCCCTTCCAGGGAGGGGAGCCTATTCCTGAGAATGAAATTATTGCGATTAATGGAGGTCAAATTCCATTCACAAGTACAGATCAAAAAGGTAATTTTAGAATCGGTGATGGTCTAACCATTGACCAAACTACATCAACTATTAGAGGAAGAGACTTTAATAGAGCAATACAGGCACAATTAACACCATTAATACTTTCATTGAGATAATATGGCAATAGCACCAGTAAATAAGTTTATATCAGTAATGGTTCCTGTTGCACCAGGAGAGCAAGAACTATATGAAGTACCCACAGGAACTTCTGCTTTATTGCTATATGCACAAGTAGCTAATGTTGGCGTGGGTACAACATATCCAACAGTTACTTTTATTCAGAGAAGAGAGACAAGAAGTACAGGTAATACTAGAGATGTTAGAGTAATAAAAGATGTTGAGATTCCTCCTAATGATGCATTAATTTTAATTGACGGTAGATTGGTACTGGAAAAGACGGCATTGGTATCAGATAAGTTATTAATTACAGGAACACAAACTGGAATAACAACAATTACTAATGTTCTTTATGATGAACCTACTGGAATAGTCACGGTGAGCACAATGGGTGTTCATGGATTTTCTGCAGGTGAGCAAATTACATTAGCGGGAATTGCATTTACGTGTGATTCTTCTGCAGGAATTACCACTAATATATTCCCTGATCCTCAGAAATCATATATTGTTGATACTATAGTAGATGCTGTAGGAACATCTAAGACATTTACCGCAGCTGTTGGTGGATCTAAAGGATATAAACATGTATATAATCCAACTCCTCATAGATATGTTCGTTCTAGAGAAAATTCTGTTACCGTAACGGGTGCAGGAACTAAGTTTACTCCTACAGATGGAAGTTATAATCCTGCAACTGGAATTGCAACATTCCATATTTGTGATCATGGTATGATGACTGTAGATGGTTCATATACACCTACTGGTGCTGCTTATAATGGGGATACTGGTGTAATGACTCTTACTCTAAGTGGTCATGCATTTACTGATGGGAGTTTAGTTAAGTTTGATGATGATGCATTATCATTTAAGTGTGCGATGGATGGTAATAGTAATACAAAAACATATCCTCGTACTGATATAGATCCAGCAAGTGGTACATGGTTAAAGACCACATATATTGATTCATCTAATTTTAGTGTAAATGTCGGAGCATCTCCAAAAGAATATTTTGATGTCAGTGCAGCAGATTATGATCCTACATCTGGAATTGCTACTTTAACGATTGGTAGGCATAACTTCAGTGCAGGAATAACAAGTATTAGATTATCTCCCAAATCTTTACAGTTCAGTTGTACTTATGGTAGTGGTGGCATAGGTTCATATCCTAGACCAAGTGGATATGGTGGTGCAACTGCTAATGATCCTTCTTACAATCTTCCTGTTGGTATTGCGGCAACAACAACCACTACTATTAGTGTAGATGTTCTAAAGGCAGTTAGTCCTACAAATACAAGTCCTCATACTTTTGTTCCTAATACTGGATTAACACCTGTTAATTCAAATGGTGTAGATGCAACAGCATATAATGCATCTACTGGTGTTTTAACTCTTGCTTTTGATTATGAACATGGTATGGAAACTGGAGATGCTATTAAAATTGATAATAATGGAATAACCTTTAGTTGCGGTTATTGTGGTGCAGTTGGTATTAGTTCTCAAAAATCATATCCAAGACCAAATGATCCTGCAGCAGGAAATTGGTTACCTGTCACTGTTACTGGTACTAAAAAATTCACTGTAAGTGTTGGTAATGCAGGTGATGCCTCTGGTGAGACTCATTATTTTGAGTCTGCTGTTGCAAATTGTATTACTAGATCTGTTGTGATAAGTGGTGGTAATTATACACATTCATTTGTGACTGCTACTGCGGGTGGCATGAAGAAATCTACCAATACGGTAACCTTAGATAATAATTCTCAGATATTTACCTGTTCTATGGATAATAATAAATCCGAACATTCATATCCTAGAACAACTGATCGTATTGCTGGTATAGCAACACCTATTGTCGAAGCAGATGATAGTAATATTGCCATATATGTTGGTGTAACAACTGCAGGTGGATTTGTAGGTCCATTACAGATGGAATTTATGGCTAGTATCCTAGAGAATAGTAATGCCTAAGTATCTGAGTGGAAGGGCTAAAGTAACCCCACAATCAAAATTAAGTGATGACAGATATAAGTATCTTGATTTAGGTTCTGCTGAACCAAATTTAGGTAATCCTCCTGTTGGAGGTAGTCCTAGTATTCCAGCTGGAGATCAATATCAAGTAGTATCTGTTCTTGGTGATGATAATGAAGTAAATAGATATTGGATTCCAATTGGTGGTGGTGTAATACCTGGTTCTATTAGTGTATTTGAAGAAGGAAGTCTTGTAGGTACTGGTAATAGTATCACGCAACTTAATTTTACTGGTAATTCTATAACTGCTGTAGCAGCTCCTTATACTCCAGGTGTTACCGCAGGTAGCATAGCTACGATTACAACAGCACCACCAGGAAATAATTTTGAGGTATTATATAAAGAAAGTGGTGATTTTGCAACATCTTCTAATTTATTATATAATGGTAGTATAGGAATACTCACAAGTGGTAAAGGTTTACATGTAGGTCTTGGTGGAACTGTTATCTCAGCTTTTGGAACTGCTGGTATTGCATCGGTAGGTATTGGTACCACAAATCCATCAAGAGCATTACATGTTAGAGGAGATTTAAGATTAACTGGTACGATTTATGATGGTGATAATTATGGAGGAGGTACTGGAAATTTACTAGTAAAAGCTTCTGATGGTTCTGTAGAATGGAAACAACCTGAAAATGTACAAGCTGGTGCTGGTGGTACTGTATCAGAAATACAATATCATGATGATACTGGTTTATTAGATGGTGCACCTAATTTTGTATGGATAGAAAGCACTCAAAGAGTGGGTATTGGAAGTACTCAACCAAGGACTTTATTGGATGTAGTAGGAATAGCTTCATTTAGTAATGTAGAGGTAAGTGGTGTTTCTACTTTTATTGGACTTACTACTTTCAGAGATGATATAACAGTATCTGGAGTTTCTACATTTGAACAATTAACCCAAAAGCGTCTTGTTTATATTGGAGCTGGAAGTACTCTAGTAGATAATGCGAATTTAACATTTAATGGAACAGGGTTAAATGTAATTGGACTTGTCACTACAACTAATTTAAATGTTACTGGTGTAGCAACAGCAGGATTTGTAGAGATTGGAGGAGATGATGATTATACAATTAGGACAACCAGTGGAAATCTTAAATTCGCTGCAACTGGTGGAACAATACGTGCAGAAGATAAAGTTAGTATAATTGATACTACTGAAGTAAGTGATTATACGACAGGTGCTTTACAAGTTAATGGTGGTGGTCATTTTGATAAATCTTTACTGGTTGGTGGTGGATTATCAGTTGTTGGTGGTGCTGGAACAAGTGTTTCTCCGATTGGAGTCGGAGTTACTTTATGTTCCGCACGTGGAATTACTACTACTGGTGGTGATTTGTATGTTGGGGGTAATTTATATGTAGATGATGATTTATTCTTAGATGAGGGTAATTTCCAAAGACTTATTGTAAATCCAGGAGTCTCTACTTTTATTGGAATTGCAACTTTCCAGAATAAAGTATGGTTTAATAAAGATGTAGAATTTTTCGGTCAAACTGCTGGTGTTACATCTGCTTTCTGGGATCAATCTGCTGATGCATTTAAATTCCTTGATAATGTTAAAGTAATATGGGGTATTGGTGGAGATTTAGAAATATATCATGATTCTGAAAATAGTTACATTAAAGATACTGGGACAGGAAGTTTAGTAATTGATGGTAGTCAAGTTGATATTAATGGAAGTACGGGTGTAAATTTAAAGCATAACACCAATACAAAATTAGAAATCATTAGTGGTGGTATTGAAGTAACTGGAACTGTAACTGATGATGGTGCAACTCATGATGGTGATGTAACTTTTACTGGTAGTAACTCTAATTTACAATGGGATAAGTCTGCGGATGCATTAGAATTTAAGGATGAGACCCAAGCTAGGTTTGGTAATAATAATGATTTAAAAATATCTCATACTAGGGATCTTGAAAGTCAAACTGATTCTAATGGAGATTTGGTTCTTGATGGTGATAATTGGTGTTCATATATCGAAGAGACTGGAACAGGTCCATTAATATTTAAGACAGATGGTGGACCTGGAACAGGAGCATATCAATTCTATGATAAACTTTGGAGACCAATATTAAGATTATTCAGTGGTACTGGTGCAAGACTTTCTGCATATTATGCAGGTCATGAAGTATTAGCTACTAAGTATGGTGGAATTGATATAACTGGAAATGCTGGTATTGGCAGTCTTACTGTAACTGGTGTTTCTACATTTTTAGGGCCAGTTCATGATAAGGATGGTGATGCTGGAATTAATGGTCAACTATTACAAACAACAGGAAGTGCAGTAGATTGGGTTTCTCCAGGTGATTTAACTGTTCTAAATTCTACTAAAGTTGGTGTAGGTAGTACTAGTATTGATGGTAAGAATGATACTTCACTTCCTGGCATTGGAACTTATTATATGTCTTTTGTCGAAGATGCTAATCCTTATGATAATAGATCAAATGAATATCTTTATACTTCCAATTCATTTGCATATGATGTAAGGCAGAGAAGAGTTGGAGTAGGAACTTCAGCACCACGTCATGACTTGGACGTTGTTGGACACACTACCACTACTCAATTAAGTGTTTCTGGTGTTTCTACTTTTTATGGAGTTGTAACTGCAAGAAAGGGTGTAATAATTAATAGTGAAGGATTAAGTGTAATAGGTGTTTCTACTTTTGCGGATACTCTTGTTCCTGCTTCTAATGAGGGAACTAATATAGGTGTAAGTTCATCTTTACGTTTTAATAATGTCTATGCTAAGAAATTTTATGGTGAATTTGAGGGTCTTGTATCTGGTGTCAATATATCTAAATATTCATCTTCATTTACTGCCAGTGCTGGAGTTGCGGTTGGTATAGATACTTTTGTTAAAAATAGTTATGATAGTGCAGAATATACGATATATTTCTCTAATGGTGGTAACATTCAATCTCAAAAACTATTAGTTATGGATGATAATACCAGTGTATTTTCAAATGAATATGCTGTAATGTATAATACTTCTCAGATAGTTGATATAAGTGCTGTAGTTGATGGATCAAATATAAAAATAAATGCAACACCAGTAACAGGAGTTAGTGGTAATACAACTTATAGTTATATTAGAATTATATTATGATTAATACTAGTGCTACGAGTTACGAAGAACGGAAAGTAGCTTTTGAAGCATATAAAAATACGTTACCAAAAGAACCGTCAGGTGATGTAAAAAAAGAATATTGTGTAGGTTGCTTTCAAAAAAGTGACTGGGAATTTATTCATGAAGAATTAATGAAAGATGGATCATTAGAGGATAATATACCCACAGATAAGTGTGATTGTATTAATGATTGTCTTCAAAGTGATGTAAGAGGAATTTATTTATTAACAGATACAGAAGCAACTGAACTTAGAGTAAATCCAAAGGTAAATTATGTTAATGTTAATACATGTGTATATCCAGGAACATATCAAGATAATCCAGATAATTTAGTAGAAGTTAGTCCTACTAATAGATATGGAGTCACTGTAAAAAATCAACAACAAGTAACTGCAGCTACTGGAGGTATTCTTGAAAATATTAATTCTGACAAATTAAATAGATGTAGTGCTCAATTATACAGGCATACAATAAAAAAGAATCCTTGGGTGACATTAGGAAATCCACAAGTTGTAGTTAATGATAGAATAGAGCAATATGGAACAGGAGTAGATGTTGATGTAATTGTATGTGATCAAGATATGTGGTTTGGTCATATTGAATTTCAAGATCCTGATGATATTACAAATATAAAAACATACGATGCTTCACAACCAGGTAGTGTGGGGGGAAGTGCCTCAACTGTGGCACCAAGTAATTTTGTTGGTGGTAATGTATTAAAAAGTGGATTTGCTAGTTCGTCTACAAATGGAACATGTGGTTTATTAGATTTGGTTTTAGATGCACCTTACTATATTGACCCTGCATGGTTTGAAGCTGATGCAGGTAATAGATTAGTGCAACGTTGGGATGGAACAACGGTTCCTGCAACAGCTGTTGCAGTACAATGGTGGTCTGATGCTTCTAAAAGATCTGCTGCTTTTGCAAGTGCAGGAACAGTGTCATATTCTGCCATATCTAATTATTCAAGAGCATCTTGCAATGGAAGTAATACTGCATATAAGACAGGAACTGGATATCATGGAACACCTTGTGCATCACAGGCATATGGAAGACAATATGGTTGGGCGTATAATGCAAATAAATGGTTTTTAAATCTTTATGGAACTAATAGTGTGGGATTTGAAGTTGGTTTTGATATGCAGAAAATATTTCATGTTAATAAACCAAATCGATCATCAGATGATACAAAAAATCCAACAATATCAAGTAATAGTTGGGGAAGAAGATTTAGTGCATCTGAATTAGGATCAAGTGGTTATTATTTTTATCGACCTGCTTCGATTGATGGAAGTACAACTGGAGTGCAATATACCAGTTGGAGTGTAAATGGAAATACTGATGGTAGTGGTGGAACTGCTCCAAGATTTATGACTAATCGATACACAAGTGGATATCAGATACAGTGTGAACCTGTAAGTGGATCACCTGTAACTGCTGCGAATGAAATGATTGCAGCAGGAGTTATTTTTGTATGTGCTGCTGGAAATCATAATCAAAAAATGGTCAAAAGCACTCATGCAGATTATAATAATTATGTTGGCCCTAATAATAATAGTTCTTTAAATTCAACTCAATTTTTCTATTCATATGATTCAATTACTTATCATAAGACATTGGATAGAGGAGGATTTCCCCAAGCATTTAATAATGCCCTTAATATTGGAGCATTGGATGATGTTTTTATATCTGGGAAAGGGATGAAAGTAAATTATAGTTCTACAGGTGATTTGGTTGATTGTTATGCAGTAGCAGATGACTCATTATCAGCTGCTGATAATCGAAGTAGTGGATATGCTCGTTATGATTCTTTTTACACATATAATTCATCACAATCTGTGCTTTCATATGATAGATTATTTAATGGAACTAGTTCAGCATGTCCTATTGCAGTAGGTTTAATTGCCACAAAATTGCAATATAATAGAACTTGGACAAGTTCTGATATTAAAAATTGGTTAGTATCAACTATCGGCCAACAAGATGCAGATGATTTTTATTATGGTACAGAATCAACAACTGTAAATGACACAACTTGGTCGGATAAGAATAGCATACAGGGTGGTGCAGGGATTATTCCTTACGACAGTCCAGTTTCTGATCCTCCTACTCCTCCTGCTCCTGCCGACCCATCAGATGGAAGATTTACTATATCTTCTGGTAGTCTGGTCATTACAGGAAACGAAGAACCTCTTACTATAAGTCTAAATAACTAAAAAAATATAAAATGGCAGAAAAGGGCTTTGGAATTAAACAACTGGATATTATAGGCTCTACTGGCACACCCCTTGTAGAGAGTAAGATTGGTTTAAATTTTCGATTAGGTGGTCAAGGTCCAGGTGGTATTGGGCATACCGTAGGTATTGGAACCACAGGTTTAGCAACTTGGTTAACAACAAAAAATAATGCAGATCCTGATAATGTAACCACTCTTAATTGTGGTATTATAACGGCTAATTATGTTTATGGTACTTTTAAAGGTATTATTGATCCCACAAGTTCTACGATTAGTCTTAATAGCAATATTCAAGATGTCTTAAATGTTGCTGCTAATCAAATTTCTGCCGATGATGCTGGTGCCGATAAAATTGTATTCTGGGATGATGATACTGGTAAATTAACCCATTTAGGTGTTGGAACTGGTTTACAAATAAGTGGAACTACTCTAAATGCTACTTCTGATGCAGGTAAAACTTATACATTAGAAGGTGTTGACTCTGGTGATAATGCCATCTTAAGATTAAGTGATGGAACTACAAATGATGATGTTCTCATAACAGCAGGTACTAATATTACTCTTAATCCTGTAGCCGCAGGTGGATTTACTATTGGTGCTGTTCAGGGTGCTGGTTTTGCATTAGATGCATCAGTTACCGATGTTTTAGATATTACTTCAGGAACTCTAAGTGCCGATGATCCTGGTGCTGATAGAATTATATTCTGGGATGAGACAGCAAATAAGTTAACTCATTTAACTGCTGGAACTGGACTTACAATATCTGGAACTACAATAACTGCTAATAGTGATGCAGGTAAGACATATACTTTAGAAGGTGTTGACTCTGGTGACAATGCTATTTTGAGGTTAAGTGATGGATCCACAAATGATGATGTAACAATAACAGCAGGAACAGGTATTACTCTTAATCCTGTAGCTGCAGGTGGATTTACCATTGCTGCTAATAGTAATGCAGGTAAGACCTATACTTTAGAAGGTGTTGACTCTGGTGATAATGCTATTTTGAGATTGGGTGATGGGAGTGTTAATGATGATGTAACAATAACGGCAGGTGCTAATATTACTATTGATTCTGTAACTGCTGGTGGGTTTACCATTAAGGCTGATCCAGGTGCTGGTCTTATATTAGATGCATCAGTTAGCGATGTTTTAGATCTTACCACAGGAACTTTAAGTGCCGATGATCCTGGTGATGATAGAATTATATTCTGGGATGAAACCCAAGGAATGTTAACTCATTTAACTGCTGGAACTGGTTTACAAATAAGTGGAACTACTCTAAATGCTACTGCTGATGCAGGTAAGACTTATCAATTAAAATGTACAAAAGATGCAGATGGTGGAGATACTGGAACTGATGCGGATCCATATTTATTTTTAGATGCTTCTTCTGGAACTGATGATTCTGTTCGGATTGTTGGTGGAACTAATATTAATGTAACTCGTAATGATGGTGGTCAATTAACGATTGAGGCCAGTGGTACTGCAACAACAAATGAAATAATACAAGGTAATACAAAAGCAGAAGTAATTGATACTGGTATTGATGGACACTTTAAGGTAACAACAGAAGGAACCGAAAAACTTCGCATTGAATCAGATGGGGATTGTCTCTTTTTAGGTGGCGTTTTACGGATTAAAGATAGTGGAAATAGTGCTCAAAGAGGATCTATTTACGGAGATGCTAGTTCTTTTCATATAAATGCTGGAGTTAATAATTTAATTGCTTATTCAGCAGGGACAGAAAGACTTCGTATCACATCAACTGGTGCATGGGGTATAGAAGGAGCATCTAATTATGGTACATCAGGTCAAATATTAACCAGTAACGGTAATGATTCTCCTACATGGCAAACTGGAACTTCAGCAACTACTGTCACTGTTAATGATGAGGGATCCTCATCATGGCGAGATATTGTTTACTCTGCTGGTTCAGGAAGTGGCGAGACTCTTCGGTGTAATGATACAACAGGAGCTGTCAATGGTTTGCAAGTAAGAGCTAGTGATGGTGCTATAAGAGTAAAGGGTGATATTACTGCTTATCGTTCTTCTGATATAACATTAAAAGATAATATATCTCCAATTAAAAATGCACTTGCCAAAGTTTCTTCAATCAGTGGTAATACATTTACATGGAATGAAAAATCTACTGATGATAAACAAGGAAATGATGATACTGGTGTAATTGCTCAAGAAATTACTGCACTTGGACTTCCTGGTGTTACAACTACAAGAGAAGATGGAACTCAGGCGGTCATGTACGAGAAACTTGTACCACTTTTAATTGAAGCAATTAAAGAACTTAAAGAAGAAGTAGATGAATTAAAATCTAGATCTTGACAAATACTTCTATATGTGATACTATACAATGAGTCACATTAGTGCATGGATGGACGAAGAATTTTTAATGAAGTGTGTGGTTGACCCCACCAAGAAAACTTTCTATCTCTATTCTAACGAAGGAGATACGAAAGAAGTTGTATGTGATAACACAGAACAATTCATGAATGTGTTAAGTGTTGTTCGGGCAACTTGTCCTGAAGATAGGTTAGTATATACTGACGTATAAATATCGGAGGTAATGAAAGGTGACTAATGGAAAAACAAATCAAAGCATTAGAAAGATTGCATGATGAATATAGGAAGGATAATAAAAAGAAAAAGGAAATAACTGAAGAAGAGTGGATACGTCTCCAAAGAACTGGGGGCGGTGCCGAAAATTAATGTTCACAATACACTCTACTTATTGTTGGTATAGTGATTGGCTTAATGAGCATGAAAGAATTGTTCTAATGTATTCTATTAATGGTATTCCATTCACCTTTGATGAATTAGAAGATCTTCAGAAAACAGAAGATGATCTTTCAATGATTAAAATGATTGCTGATTATGAACAAAAATATAATACTGAGGATTTGTATAATAAGTATGCTTATTTAATGCAAGAAGAATTGCATCCTTTACTTTTTAATTTGGAACTAGAAAATCCAGAAGATTTGCCTGATATTGTAGATATCTAAGCTAACTAAATAAGATATAGTAATAATTTTAGTAGTCATAATCTCATGCCTCTGAATAAATTAGATAATTTCATAAAGAATACAGAAGGTCGTATTCTTTATGTGAGTCCAAGCGATTTAGACTCAACCGATAGTATCAGTAATGAAGGTAATTCTCTTGCTAGACCGTTTAAAACTCTTCAGAGAGCTTTAATTGAGTCTGCGAGATTTTCTTATGTTAAGGGAAGAAGTAATGATATTGTAGAGAAGACCACAATACTTTTAATGCCTGGTGAGCATTATATTGATAATAGACCAGGATATAGAATTTATAATTCTGGTGGTGCTAAGGTAAGACCAGCAGGTGGAGGTACAGAGACTAATGCTACTTCGACATTAAATTTAGATTTAAATACAAATTTTGATTTAAATCAGGAAAATAATATTCTTTATAAGTTTAATAGTGTTCATGGTGGAACAATAGTTCCTAGAGGAGTATCTATTGTTGGATTAGACTTAAGAAAGACTAAGATACGTCCAAAATATGTACCAAATCCATTGGATAGTAGTATAGACCCATCTTCTATCTTTAAAATAACTGGTTCATGCTATTTCTGGCAGTTCTCTATTTTTGATGGAGATGATTCTCAATTAGTTTATATTGATTCTAGTGATTTTAGTTCTGGAAAACAGGCAGCACCAACATTCTCTCACCATAAATTAACAGTATTTGAATATGCTGATGGAGTTAATAATGTAAGTCTTGGTTCAGATAATTATGATATTACTGATTTGGATATGTATTATGCTAAATTGAGTAATGCATATAATCAAAGTTCTGGTAGAGAAATACAAACAGGGGAGAAATATCCTGCAAATCCTCTTGCATTCGAACCACAAAGACCTGAGTATGAGATTGTAGGTGCTTTTGCTCCTGATCCTATTACACTTCAATCAGGATCAACATTCCCTACAACTGGAATACAAGCTGGAAATGCCTCTGGTGTTACATCTGTTGTCACGGTTAGAACTTCTAAAGCACATAATTTTCAAGTTGGAACCCCAATTAAGATAAGAGGAGTTGTTCCATCAAATTATAATATTTCGGCAATAGTCACATATGTGAGTGATAGTGATGATAAGATATTTACTTATTCATTACCTAATCCTCCATTAAATTTGGATCCAGGTAATACTTCGGCAGCAACGGTAACAGTTGAAACTGATACTGTATCTGGTGCATCACCTTATATCTTTAACTGTTCCATGCGTTCGGTTTATGGTATGAATGGACTGAAAGCTGATGGAGATAATGCAACTGGATTTAAATCCATGGTTGTTGCTCAGTTCACTGGTGTTTCACTACAGAAAGATGATAGAGCATTTGTAAAATATGATAAGAAATCAAGAAGTTATAGTGGAATTATATTACCATCTTCTGTTACTCCTGCAGAACTTTCTAGTGGATCCTCATCTACAGCTACTGGTCAGGGATATCATTTAGATTCTGAGGCAGTTTATAGACAAGGATGGGAAACTACACATATTAATATCTTAAACGATGGTATATTGCAGATAGTTTCTGTGTTTGCTATTGGATATGCGAAACATTTTTCTGCATCATCTGGTTCTGATGCTTCTATTACAAACTCTAACTCTAACTTTGGACAATTATCTCTAATATCTGATGGATTTAAGAGAGAAGCATTTGATAAAGATAATAAGGCATGGATTACTTCTATTATACCTCCTAGAAGTATAGAATCTAGTGAAGATATAATTGATTGGATTGCAATTGATAAGACTAAGACTCTTGCAGTTGGTGTCAATACCAAATTATATCTTTCTGAATACAAACTACTAGATATTGTTCCACCTGTTCTTACTCAAGGATATCGGGTTGGTGCAAAAGTTGGTGACAAATTATATGTGACTATTGGTGGTAATGAAAAAGAGGCAGGAATATTAACTCCCAATGGAAGTAGTTCTTTTACTGAGTATTCAGTTGTAACTCCTCCTACTGCATCATCAAATAGTATAGGATTTACTAGTCTTAGCCTTGGTGTAAGTGATTTACCGACAGCAGAAAAGGTTATTGTTGTAAGTGAAACTGGAGATTTACCAGAGAATATTGAGGTAGATAAAGTTTATTATGCTATTAATAATGGAGATGATACATCAATTAAATTAGCATCATCTGAAGCAAATGCTCTTTCAGGGTCGGAAATATCTATTTCTGGTGGAACAGGTCTTAAAGTTCTCAGTAGAGTTTCTGATAAAGTATCAGGTGATATTGGACATCCTGTTCAGTACGATACTGTTAATAATCAATGGTATGTTACTACTGAATATGTCAGTGGTGGAATTTATGATAATCTTTCAAGTGTTGTAGGAGATGAAACTGATCCCACTTACATAAAGAGATTTGAAGATACTAGAAGTTTAGATGAGAAAATTTATAAACTTAGAGTTGTAATACCACAGGAATTAGGAACTGCAAAGAATCCTGAGAATGGATTTATTATTCAACCTTCTAGTTCTACAGGTGCGAGAAGTAATGCAGATTTCACTCTTTCGAGTACTTTATCTAAAAATGATTATGATTTTGAGAAGAATCCAGGATTTATTGCTACTTGTACATCACCATCCACAACTGGTATTGCATCTGTAACTACAGAACTACCTCATAAATTAAATGTAGGTGATACTGTTAAGATCTTAAATGTAACTGATAGTGTTAATATTACTGGTGCAGCTAATACTGGTTACAATGGAAGTTTCTCTGTAACGACAGTTCATAATGATATGCAATTTGCATATCAACCATCTAAGACTCATGGAACATCTTCCACGAATATTACTTCAAATAGAACAGTATCTTTACCTAGATTTGATATAAATGATGTACAATCTAACTTGTATGTTTATAGAAATGAAGTAATCTCAACTTATATTGAGAATGAGCAAGATGGTGTATATCACATCTATGCACTAGCAGCTGATAATAAGATTCCTGAGGAATTTGATAATTATAAGTATAGTCAAAATGTAGTTGATTTATATCCTCAATTAGATAGAGATAATGTAAATTCTAATCCAAAGTCTTCTAAATCTTTTGCAAAGAGATCTCCTTTAGGTGAAGTTGTTACTAATGAACTTAAAAAGAGTATAACAAAAGAATCTACTGATAAATTTAGTAATAATTTTGGTATTGGTGTAACATTAACCACAGTGAGTGATGGTGGAACAAATGCCACTCTTACTTTTGCTGCTAGACATGGTTATGCTGGTATCAATACTGGTTATATATCCAATGGTGGTGATGAATATAGAGATGGAACTTGGTATAATATAAAATTACTTAATGGTTCGACCAGTGGTGTTTGGCAAGGTGCCACAGCAAAAGTTGGAATTGCTGGTAGTGCAATTAGCAGTGCCGAAATTATGTCTCATGGTTCTGGATATACTGCTAGTGCTTTATATTTTGATCCAACAGTTATTTCTGGTAATGGTGCTGGTAGATTTACGATTGTTTCGAGTGGTATTTCTTCTGCAATCGGTAATGTAATCCAATTAACTGGTGTTGGAACAACTGATGATGGATATCATAGAGTAACTGGTATCACTGATGATACTATTATTTCTATAGCAAAGACAGCAGGTGATCCTACTCCTGTTGTTAATCAGTATGCTTATGGAACTGGACCTTCTGTTGCAGTTGCATCTACATCATATTCATTAATATCTGCTGATTCTACCAGTGGAATAACCACATTTACTACAGATAGTGCTCATGGATTGGTAGCAGGTAATAGTTTTAGATTACTTGATGCTAGTAATAATAATCTTGGTGATTATATTGTAGAATCAAAAACAAGTGTTAGTGAATTTACTGCTCTTACTGGAACAAATGGTGCTGTTGGTATAGCAACCTATATTCTTAAACATGGACTTGGATCAAACTCTAAAACATCCGATAGATCTAATGAGAATTTGGCAGCAAGGGGAGTTCCTATATTTGATAATGAATATACTACTTTAGGTGCAACACTCTCACCTGGTTCTAGTACAATTCAGGTTAATGCAACAAGTGGAATAGGAACTGGTATGTTCCCATATGGTTCTTATCTTCAGGTTGATAATGAAATCATGAGAGTTGCTTCACCTACTCTTACTGGAGCAAATCAAATTACAGTTATTAGAGGTTCATTAGCAACTGGTATTAATACACATGATAGTGGTTCTTTGGTTAAGGCAATTAAACCAATTCCAGTTGAGTTTAGAAGACCATCTATCCTGAGAGCATCTGGTCATACATTTGAGTATCTTGGTTATGGACCAGGAAATTACTCAACTGCACTTCCACAAGTTCAGGACAGAACTCTTACTGAAAGAGAAGATTTCCTTGTTCAGTCACAAGAAAAAGCAGGTGGTATTGTTGTCTATACTGGTATGAACAGTAAAGGTGACTTCTATATTGGAAACCAGAAGAAGTCATCTGCAACAGGTGAAGAGACAACATTCGATACTCCAATTCCAACCGTAACTGGTGAAGATCCTGCGAGATTAAGTGCAGTATTTGATGAAGTAACTATTAAAGAAAGAATAGTTGTTGAGGGTGGTGATTCTCGTCAAATATTATCACAATTTGATGGGCCAGTAACCTTTAATAACACTGCGAGATTTAATTCAGGGTTCTCACTAAATGGTCAACTGAAAATTCTTGATAATCAACAGTCAACTTCAACTACCAGTGGTGCGGTGGTTGTGACTGGTGGTGTTGGTGTTGGTAAGAGTATGCACGTTGGTGGAGATATTAAAACATCTGGATATTATCAGGGTAATGGTAAATATATAACAGGTATTGGAACAGTCACTTTAACTAATAATGCAGATAATAGAATCATCACTGGTTCTGATACTAATTTGTATTTAAATGGTGAATCAAACTTAACTTTTGATGGAACTAATCTAGATCTTCCTAATGATAAAAAGATAAGATTAGGTACTACTCAAGCTTTACAAATTTATAATGATGGATCTCAAAGTTGGATTACAAATAGTGCTGATAATTTGTATATAAAGGTAGCAGACGGTAAAACAGACGGTATGATCCGTCTTTTGGCAGATGATGATGCCAATATGATTGAATGTAATACTGGTGGAAACGTAGAGCTATATTATGACGGGAGTAAGAAGCTAGAAACTACGACTAATGGCATAACAATTCAAGGTGAAGGTAGATTTGTAGGTGGAGATGTGATTGCCTTTGCATCCTCTGATAAGAGGTTAAAGGATAATATCTCACCAATTAAACAAGCACTAGATAAAGTCAAATCAATTAGTGGTAATACATTTGATTGGAATGAAGCATCTGGTAAAGAAGGTAGTGAAGTTGGTGTAATTGCACAAGAGGTAGATGCACTCGGACTTCCTGGTATTACAACTATCAGAGATGATGGAACGTATGCTGTTAGATATGAGAAACTGGTTCCAGTTCTCATTGAGGCAATTAAAGAATTGTCTGTGAAGGTCGAGACTCTAGAAGCACTGGCACATCCTAAACCAACTGGGAAAACTCAAAAGAGGAATGAGGATAGATTAGATGCTCTTGAAAATAAGATAAATAACTAAAAATGTAGCTATCAATGGCAAATTATAATAAGTCATTTAATTTTAAAAATGGTGTACAGGTTGATAATGATAACTTTGTTGTTAATTCATCTGGGTTAGTAGGAATAGGAACATCTATTCCAGGTGATTTTTTGGATGTTTATGGGTCTTCGACTTTACGTGGGGATGTAACAGTATCAGGGTTAGTTACTACTACTAATTTAACTGCAACTGGAGTTTCTACATTCATAGGAAGTGTAGGAATAGGAACAACTAATATAACTGGTGGGGCATTTGGTAATAACAATACAGTTCTTAATGCTGGTATTGTTACTGCTAATTATTTCTACGGTAATGCCACATATATGACAGGTATTGTTGGGTTTGCTACAGCAGGATGGAATATTGTTACTCCTGATGGTGGTTCTGCGAATCAAGGAATATCTACCACATCTAAAGTTGGAATAGGAACCACATTATCAAGTAACATATATGATCTTCTTATAGGTCAAGATCCTCTTGCTATTGGATCTCCACCAGGAATATCATTTGCTGGAAATGGGGGTAATATCAATGCAACTGGTGTTGTGACTGCAACTACAGGATTTGTTGGTGTAGGATCACTTATTACTTCATTAGATGTTGATAATGTTGGTTATGGAACTATTAGTAATGATTATCTTCCTGTTCTTGATAATGATAGATTACCTACTACCGTTGATCTAGGTGCAACAGGAACATTTAATTCAGAAACTATTACTGGAGCTGGAATAAGTATAACTGGAATTGCTACTGCATCTAGTGGTTTTGTTGGTAATTTGACAGGTGATGTTGTTGGTATTGCTACAACGGCACGAGATTTAACATCCGATGCTACTGTAACTATAACAAGTATTGATTCTGCTACTATCGTAGGTTCAGCAGCTAGTGTTGGTACGAGTATAGGTGTTGGAACTGCTACTCCTGTTGGAGATATTCATGTAAGAAAAGCAGAAAATGCAGATATACAAGTAACAAGTATTGATAAGACTGCCATAGTTGCAGTTGGTAGAAGCACTCTACTTAATGGGTATAATGGACAATTTAGATTTGGACATACCACAGGTAGTGGTAAGTACAGTGATAAAGATTCATTAGATATTATTAATTATGGACCTGGTAATTTTAATTTCATTGGAAATGCAACTTTAGTCAGTGGATCTCCTAAGATGACATGGGGATTTGGTGAAGCATCAGCTGCTGATCTAACTCTTACACATGATGGCAAGTTTGGTATTGGTACTACAGAACCAATTAATCCTTTACATGTTGTTGGTATTTCTACTTTCGAGACAATTTATGCAACATCTTTTAATACTTCATCAGCTAATATTGGTCTAGTAACTTTAACAAGTGGAAAAGTTACGGCATCTGAGTTTGTGAGTGGCAATGTCACTAAAGTTGGTGGAACTATTATACTTGACACTGGACTTAGTGGAACGGGTGCTACTGATGCGAGAATAAATGCAAATAGTTATAACACTGTTGGTGTTTCTACCTTCAATAGTATAGACATAAATCCATCAAGTTCTGGTAGTATCGGAATTGGAACAGCAGCTGATCCTGATAATAATGTACTTAGAACGGGTAAGAATTTTGAAATAAATACTAGTGGTTGGTTGGGAGTAGGAGTTACTGCTGGCCCACAAATGGGAATGGATTTTAGTGCTGTAGGAATAGCAACTGAAAGTAGAGGAATACTTCTTCCTAATATAACAACAGCTCATAGAGATGCTGCTTCAGGTGGTATTACTACTACTGCATTGCCAGGAACATTGATATATAATTCCACTACTAATCTACTTAATTTTTGGAATGGAAGTGCTTGGTTAGGAATAGCAACAGTAGCAGCATAAGGAGGATTAAACTATGGCAACTCCCAGTTCAGGAAGTCCAATATCTTTTACTGATATAGAGAATGAATTTGGTCAAGCAACTGTAAGATCAATAGGATCTTATGTTGACACATGGGATTATGGAGACTATGAAGCTCCATTAGATAGAGGTCCAAATGGTGGAACCTCAACTCCTACTGTTAAAAGTGATGTTAAATTTAGTGATTTTTACAGTCGAGAATTAAATATAGTAACTGATTTTTATACTGGATCTGCGGTAAATCGGCAAAATGCTAAGACTAGATATAGTGAAGATTCTGATGTGGTCGGCCCAGCTGGATCTGATTATGGAAATGGTAGTGTAAGTCCACCTTCTAATGGTGGAGGTAAAAGAGTTACTATTAGTATTAATAAAGATATTGGATCTGAGGGAACTACGGATAGTGGTGCTGGTGATGCTGGTGAGCAAAAAGTTGCATTAAAAACTGGAGATGGATGGTCTGCTGGTACAGAATTATTCATTCATGTTGGAAATAATGGTTATATTTCGGGTGCTGGTGGTGATGGTGGTGCTGGTCATGGATCTGAGGGAACAGCTGAGGCAGGAGGTAATGCCACTTCTGCATTAGGTATTCAATGGGAAGGAACTGTTGTAACCGCAATTAATAATGGAAAGATAACTCACGGATATCCTGGCGGCGGTGGCGGCGGTGGTGCTTGGGCTGAACGTGAAGAAAGATGGAGAGGCCCAACAAGAAGCACTGGTGGCGGCGGTGGCGGCGGCGGTGCTGGCATACCTGCTGGAGCTGCTGGTAGTAATGGTACGGCAGGTAGTAGAACTAGTGGTGGAAATGGTGGTGAAGGTGGATATTCATCTGGTGAGGGATATTGGGTATCAGGTGGTGATGGTGGTATAGGTGGTGATGCTGAACAATCCGCAACCAGTGGTAATGGTGGATCTGCTGGTGGACGAACGGAAGATACTGAAACAGCAGGTGGTGGAACCGCAGGTCAAGGAGCAGGTGCCGCAATTCGTAAGACCAGTGGTTCTATATCGTGGACTTTTGGAACTGGTCATGTGACCAATAATGTAGTTGGTGAAGGTAAGGACGGAAGTTCTGAGTCACCGACTGGAGTTTCATAATTCTATACATACCTTTGTATGGTTTGTACGGGGAGCTCTATAATTTTTTAAAGGGACAATTTAAGAACTGGTTCACCCACCTTGCATTTGATTGTAGGGTGGGTTATAATATGCCTATAAATCACACAGAGTTTTATCATGGGAGCTGGTAATCAAAAAGATCATTGGCATCAAGATGCTGGTGAAAAGTATATTGTCTTTAAATTACAGGAACTTGCGGTTAATAATGGCACTGCTTTGACGGACACTTTTGAGCATAACAGGTTAGATTTTGAAAATCAATGCACATTATTAGGCATTACAGAGTCATTTAAGAAAACTATCTATTGCACTAATGTTGATAAGTGGGCAGAACCTGTTTATAACGATTATGTTTCATTATATCCTAATGAAAAGTTTGATTTTGTAAATGTAGAAAAAGAATATCGTGATAAGGGGTTAAAGGGAGATTATATTCTTCAGTTTGAGGATCGTGAGGTTTCTCAAGGATTAAAGAATCAGAAAGACCACACTAAAGCACAGATGTGTTCTGGAACTTGGAACTCTTTACTTAATAATTTCCTATTTGATAGTGCAGGGAGTGGAATGTTTTATGTACCTAATAAGAAAACAAGATGGAAAGGAAGCACTGTTAGGAAGAGGGATTTATTTGTAAAGCAAGAGGGATATGGGGAACTACTTCCCATTTATCATCGCATGGATGATATTAATGCGAAAGTTAAGAAGTTTTATGTTTATGGTGAAGAAGCACGTTTTCATTATAATATTGAACAACAATTAGATGATGATCGTAAAACCTATGGTAAAGAGATTTCATCATTAATGGTAGAAGCACTTGATATTATTGGAAATGATAAGGTTACTAAAAGAGTTAAGAAGATGACTGGTCTTGATGCAGCAGAAGAATTATTAATTCTTAGTCCTAAAGGTTATCTTTTATCTTTAACTAACCCTAACTATATGAATATGCTTAAGAGAGTAAATTCAGAAGATGCAAAACTTTCTTATGAAGTAAATGGTCAGTCAATTAAATTTACTTTCTCTGATAGTCAAGGAGATATTATTTCTTGGAACATACCATTTACATTTAATATCAATGGTTGTTGGTGGGGTAATCAAAAGGGAGTAGAACCATGGGAGGGTCAGAGAAAATATCCTGGTACACGTAAAGATGCTGGAACTCCTTTATACTATAAAGAACGTAGACCTCAAAAAAGTAAGGAGTTTGCTACTTCTATCAACACACACATTGATTTTAAATCTATATTATAGTAGAATATATAATATGAAATTTGATGTAGTTGCTACTAACCCACCATTTCAGGATTCTACCAATAGAAAGAAGACACAACACAAGTTGTGGATTAACTTTACCAGAGAGACATTTAGTAAATGGTTAAAACCTGAGGGATTACTCCTTCAGGTTTCTCCTAGTAGTTTCCTATCTCCATCTAGTAAAGTATTAAAGATATTTCAGGAGAAGATTGTCGAGTTCTTACGATTAGATATTAAGGG